GTATGACACGCATAAAAAAGAAGGTCTTGAATATGTCGCTCTTGGCGGCGGCCTGATATGTCCCAAGAATAACGCAAGGAAATTGGTTGAAGATATTGTGAAGGCCGGAGAAGTTGGCCGCGCTATGGATATATCAGAGAACGGCCGGGCCGGAGTAATCCGGCGAGAACTTGCAAACCACGAATTCAGTTATACGCTGGACCTGTGCGCGGCGTGGGCTTGTTTGGAGCCTTATGGTTTCACGCAAGAAGAAGTAGCAGAAGAAGCGCAGAAATATCTGGCGGATCACCGCGCCTGGGAAGCTGCTGAAGAAGCTAAAGAAAGGGAGGTTTGCTGTGCATAATTACACGGCGATTGTTTTCTTGGGTGTGGCGTGGCTCGTCTCCAGTTTTATCTTGTATGCAAAGGGAAGGCTGGACGAAAGGCGCCGAATTAATAAACACGTGGCCGCGCTTTATACTGAAAGTCTGCCAGCGTTTAGGCGTATGATCCGGGAGGTAACAAATGGCTAAAATAATAAAACCATTAACAGACAAACAGGCAGCAGAAGCAGGAGCGGCCCTTGCTGAGCTTCTTTACTTAAAGAAGGAGCGGAAGTCTGGAAGGTATCGAACAACGTGGGGTACTAAGTCCGCACTCGGTTTGTATAGAACAATAGAGCGCTTCCTTGTGGAGCGTATGTATAAAGAAATATAGGAGGTTTATTATGATGAGGAAACACACGCCCGGCCCCTGGTACACTACACACCATTTTACTGTTATGGGGCGCGGCTTCAGGGTCGCGCTGGCTGATGAGATACCCGGACAAGACGCTTTAACGCGAGACGCTAACGCGGCCTTAATGGCCGCGGCTCCGGATATGCTCACGGCTTTATTAAATGTGCGGGGAATTATGGCGCAGCTTGTAGCGCAGTCTGATTTCGATTCGGAAGAAGTGGAAAAGGTATATATGGAAGTGGTCGCGTCAATCAAGTTGGCGCTGGATCCGGAGGAGGTATAAGATGCGCGGCAATATGGGAGAGTTTAAGGTTATAGCGAATAGAATTGACGTTGATAAGATGGAAGTGGCTTTAGTTATCCACGGGTCACAGGTGGCTTGTAAGGTTCTTCAGGTAATTAGTACCGATTCGCAACTTATATATGAGCGCTGCTTTGAGGCTTGCCGCGATATAATAGAGAAGGGGACGAAATGACACAGAACATACAGAAGCGCGGAAATGTTTATTATCTCCGGGTCCAGGTTCAAGGACGCCGGATATATAGAAGTCTTGGAACAGGAAACAAACAAGAGGCGGCGCAACGGGCGCGGGATATGATCCGCGCCGCGAAGGCTGAGCGCTTTGAGGCCCTTGAAGGATCGAAGGCTCGGAGCGATTTTGCAAGGCTTGGGGAGTTGGTCGCAGCTTATCAGGCGGCCGCTCAGGTGCGCGGGATCCGGCCGCGCACGATCAATGACTATATAACAACGCTCTATCATATAGTCAAAGTGGGTTCAGGCCTTCAGGATCCAGCACAGGCTTCAACGGCCATTCTAACGCCGGAGTTAGTCAAGGTATATGTCACGAATAAATTAAATGAGGCTAACGGGGATCCGGTAGCAGTTAAACGAGCGCGGCGCTCTGTAGTTTCTGCATTGAGACAAGCGCGGGCGCTTTTTAGTAAGTGGGCTGTCAACAGTTATTCAGACTTGAACCTCCCGGACGTTCAACCATTCTTGGCTGCTGGAGATATAAAGGCGGACCGCGTTTTGTATCGCTTGCCGCCCAAGTCTCTCATAGATAAAACTATAATGTCCGGAAAGTTGTTATATGATACGGACCCGGATTTGTACCCTGTCTTTTTATTAACATATGGCTTAGGTATGCGGGCAGGTGAAGCTGTTGCAGCAACCTGGAGCTGGATAATAGAGACGCCGGACGGCCCGCGAATGGAAATCATAGACAGGCCCGGCTTTAAACCAAAGGGCCGGGATCGTAAAGTGCCTATTAGTCAGGAAGTAATGAAGGGGCTTGATAGTTGGCTGGCTGAGTGTGAGCCGATCAAGACGCCTTATATATTGCCGGGACGTTCTGAAGCGCAGCGGTCCAATTTAATCAAACGCAGGTTTTCCGCTTGGATGCGCGGGCTTGGCTGGAGCGCGAATAAGTACCCGAAGGCAGCGCACGAATTAAGGAAGTATATTGGCGCTAGATGGTTCACGGAACGCGGCGCGGAAGTGGCTCAGGCCTGGCTCGGTCATATATCTATAGAAACAACTTGCCGCTTTTATGCTGTATTATCAAGGGATCCAGCGCCTATCGAGCTATAATTTCAGGCGGCGTTTTTTTATAATTGACTCCAGACAGGCAAGTTATTATCTTTCGCCTATGATCTGGAGGGATTACAAGCTAACAAGAAGGACACGGCCGGAGCGGTTGTGTCCTTCTTCTTTTCGGGCTGCCGGGCCTTGTTGTGTTCTCAGATCCTCCAGATCGAAACGCGGCAAGCGTCCCGGCAAGTCCGGAGGAGTGTTATGAAATATCGAAGGCCCGACCACGTAGAAGTGAGACGCAAGTATAGGGACCTGGAGCCGGGAACGCTGCTCTATTGGATCCAGGAGCGCAAGCAATACGAGACGCGGGACGGCGTTCAATATCTCCGATGGTGGCAAGTGCGTTTGCATTGGCGCACGTTCTTTTCTCCGATTGATCCTGGGCAGCGGGAAATGATTTTGACTTAATGAAAGTGAGCGGCGTTTTTTTATGAATTTGGATCCTGACAACTCTTTAATTAAGCGGGAATCTGAGCAACCTGAATTGTTCAACTCGGCAGAAATGGATAGCGCCTTGTTTAAGGCTGAAGAAGACAAGGGCGAATTCACCGGGGAAAGGTTATACAACAATCACCCGGAGAAGTACCGGGCTGTCCTGGCGCTACTGGCGGAAGGCCTGAGCGTCCGGGCTGTATGTAAGGCCCTGAAGGTGTCGCATCATACTGTATTAGCCGTTCGGCAGCGTGAAGCGTCAACTATAGCCACACTTAAAGAAAGGATAGCCACGCTTGCAGCCGATGGAGCCAAGTTATGTGTTGAGGCTATTATCGAGCGGCTATTCGATGATGAGGCATTGAAGAAGATCAGCGCCCGCGATCTGAGTATAATTGCCGGAGTGTTAATTGATAAGGGCCAGCTCCTATCTGGCGGCGTTACGTCCCGCGTAGAAGTCACAGGCGGCGAACCTGGGCCGGACGACTTTAACCGGATGCTTGACAAGTTGGCTGAAGCTGCTGGAACCGGTCAGGACCGGGAAAGAGACAAAACAAAAGAGCAAGAGCCTATAGATATTGATTTCTCTATGGTCGAAGATGCTGAAGCGCCTGGATCCGGCGCTCAGGATCCTGAAGGGCCGGCTCAGGCCGCGGACTCGGCCTCCAATACGTTATCAGGTGCAGAAGAAGCTGAAACCCAATAAAAAGGATGATATGAATATTATGATACCAGTTGTGAGACAATACGGAGACGCTTGCAGCCTTCTTATAGTAGAAGCGCGGCGGTCCAGCAGCAGGGGGGGCGGGGGTCGAATTTCGATCCGGGACCGCTGGCACAATATTGATTCGCTCAGAGAAAATTATTAACAAAAGGGGGTATGCTTATGAAGAATGAGGAAAACGAATATAGTGAAAAGGATCTGGCTGCTTCTATGGGAGTGGACCGGGATCTCCTGAGACAGATACGACAGGCCAAATTCAAGGAAGGTGAGGACTTCAGGAAGAAGGGTAGAGCCATTATATTGACTGAGAAGGCCCTGCATACTATAAAGAAGGTCTTATTCGGCAAAAAGCCGCCGCAGCCCGCTGAGCGTCCGCCTGTGGCTCCTGATGCGCCGGATCCTGAAATGGTCGAGGCCTACGAGGATACGATTGAGCAAGCTGCTCAAAAAGCGCGGATTGATGAAAATTCTGGAAAAAAGCCGCCACTTCTTCTCGGTCCTGAAGTCCATACCCTGATAATGCACAAGAAATATCGCAATAAGCGCATTATAGGGGCTTACCTGGGTGATAAACTGATGAGGGTTGAAGTTCGGAATAGTCACCATTTCAAGCGAGGTATGGAGCTTCCTTGCGTCCACGTACAGCAGGACCTTTATAAATTCGTTGGGAAGGCTCCACGTGGGCCAAAAGCGCTGAGATTCCCCGGTGTTGAGGAAGGTGGTGAATAATGGTTCATAGGATGCAGTATCTTATCTGGATGATGAGCGAGGCCAGCCGTCACCTGATGCAGTATCCCCACTCTAAGTACCTTATGGACTTGATCGCTATGAGGGCCAGACTGCCCGGATCCAATGTAAATGATGGATTGGAAGTAGGTGAAGCTCGGATAGGCGTAGGGGATTTTGCTTGTTTCGGAGGCTCAAAAGGGTCGTACTCAAGGAGATATAGAACGGCTTGCAAGAGACTAACAGATTTTGGCCTTGTGACAATGAGAACGACAAAGAGCGGGACAATCGCAAAGATCTTAAACTCAGAGGTTTATGATATTTTAAGAATGTTCAGAGACGAACATTCAGACAATGAAAAGACAAAAGAAAGGCAAACGAGAGACGATGATGTGACAAACAAGAGACAACTAACAGAGAATAAGAAGAAAGAATTAATAGAGAATAAAAAGAAGGGGAAGGACCCTGAAACCTTCTTTTTGGAGTGTATGGAGGAGGAGAAGTATAAGCCGCTGGACACACCATCTTTCAGGACTGCGTATGTGGTCTGGATCGAATACCGGAAGGAAAGAAAGCCAGCTCTGACAACTCACGGCGTTACTTGTGACCTGAATAACGCCCTGAAGGTAGGAGTGGATGATTTCCGGGCTTGGTCCGCTGAGGCCATTGAGCGCGGTTATAGGGGGTGGTTCTTCTCTGATAGAAAGGGAAACCAACAAAAAACGGGACCTGGGCCTGATTCTGAGAAGTCAGATGATGTTTTTACCCGGCGTCCGGCAAGGAGTTAAGATGATAGCTGAAAATCCACGGGAAACGGAACCTCAAGAATTGACTTGGAGGGTAATAGTAGCAGTTTTGTTGAAAAAAAACGGCGGCAAAATAGCAATTTCGCATAAAGAAGCCGCCGCCATTATGGATAGCGAGATTTTGATTACTCATCTTCCTGATGGTATATCAGTAGTTTTGGGGGAATAATGAAGCGTACAACGTCAGTATTAGGGGAAGTTTTCAAGGAAAGAATCCATCAGGAGAAGAAATGGGGCCAGCAGGATCATATGCCTTTTGTTTGGATCACTATTTTGGGAGAGGAATACGGAGAGGTTTGTAGGGGGGCGCTAGAAGCTGAATTCGGATCTCAGGACCTTGCTAATTATCGAGAGGAGTTGATTCATACTGCCGCTGTAGCGGTAGCGGCTATAGAGTGTTTGGATCGAAATTCTATAAAAAGCGCGGAAACCATTGAAAACATTGAAGAAAAATGAATTGTTCCACGTGGAACAATCGCGTGAGGGAAGAATGATGAATAAAATTAACCAAAATAGGGAGAAATTGCACAGGGCTTGGATCAGAAAGCAAAACGAAAGATACCCTGAGCAGCGAGAAGGGGATAAGATTTATTGTGGAATCTGTAAATGTGAAGGGAATCAGGAGTGCGGGCATTTGCCTTTATCCAAAGAAGGTTGTGTGATGATAGAAGAAGATTTTATGTGTCCTTGCTGTTTTGAGGAGCCGAATAGTATGGGGGACCAGGAATACGATGAAATGACGGGTCAATCAACAATGAATTTTGAGAATTTAACGGAAGGAGGTAATATGGTGTAGGGAATTAGAAATATCTGCGTTTAGTTACAAACTAGTCCGGGGGCCGGAAACGGTCCCCGGACAAAAGAAAGAAGGGAATTATGAAACAAGACGATAAGAGTTTATTGGATACTCAGATCAAGAAGTATAATCAGCTTATCCAGGATGAGAAGGCTGTGATAGCTGATTTGAAGGAAGATATAAAAATTAAAGAAAATACGATCTCTAATATTGAGGCCGAGATAGGCAGTCGTAAGGTAAATATCCATACGGCTGAGTTGATGATTAGGATAATACAGAAGGCGGCGAATAGTAAATGAGGTTGGTTGCGTTAATGCTGCTTCTTCTTAGTGCTTGTTCTTGCACGAAGACCGTGAAGGTTGAGATCGTGGTGTTAGGGGATCTCGTTGTGGAATCAAACATAATAGAAGGTGAAAAAGATGAATGATGCTGGTGAAGTAAAAGAAATGTTGGCTCAGAGAGCTGAGGAAGTTTGTAGATACCTTTTCCCTACCGGGCAGAAAATAGGGAAGGATTGGGCTATAGGAGACGTACACGGAGCTGACGGCAAGAGCTTGAAAATATGCCTTGAAGGAAATAGGGCTGGCTGGTGGTGTGATTTCGCTGATGGTCCTGAATTCAGGGGGCGGAATCTCTTGCAGTTATGGACCAAAGTGAGAGGGGATAACTTCAAACAGGCCATTAAGGAGGCAAAGGATTTCTTAGGGATAAAAGATAACTGGCAGCGTCAAACAGCCGCGCCTCCTCAGCGCATAGCCAAAGAGGTCCAGAAGAAGGAAATGGATCTTACCAATGAATATATCCCGTTAAACTATACGCATAGCGGCCCGGTTGAACATTGGTTGATGCAAGAGCGCCGGATCCCTGCTGAAATCCTTACTAAATATGGCGTAGGTAAAACAAAAGACGATAAATACGCGGCTTTTCCGAGTTTTAGCGCTGAGGGAGTATTGGAGAGTATTAAATTCCGGCATATCGAGGATAAGAAAAAGATGTTTGTGAAATCTAACGGAAAGAAGCTGCTTTTTGGAATACAGGCAGTTGATCCGAAGGATGGTGTTCTATTTGTGACAGAGGGAGAGATAGACGCTTTGACTTTGGCGGCTTATAACCAGCCAGCCGTGTCCGTTCCTTTTGGAGCAAAGTGGCCTAACGCTGACGGCCAAGATCCTAATGATGAATGGATCCTTCACGATTTCGATTGGTTGGAGGATTTCGCTGAGATATTCCTGGCGCTTGATGTTGATGAGCCAGGCAAACGTGCTATGGAATCATTAGTGCCGCGCTTCCGCCGGGAGCGTTGCCGTTTGTTTATCCCGCCGCGAGGCTGCAAGGATCCTAATGAGTGTCTTCTTGCAGGAGTCCCTGAAGATGAGATATGGAGCGCTGTGGAAGAAGCTCAGCATTATGATCCAGCGGAATTGAAACGGCCGTCTGATTACCGAGCTGAAGTATGGGAACAGTTTTATCCTACCAGCGGCAAGGAACCTGGAGAGGTCCCGCCGTGGTCAATGCCGTTCTGTTTCAGGCCGGGTGAGGTAACGGTTTGGCAGGGATATACAGCACACGGTAAAACGGTTGGTTTAACTTATTGTCTGTGTCATTTCGCTTCTATGGGTGTCAAGAGTTGTGACGCTTCAATGGAGATACCGGCAAGGCGCACTATCCAGAATATAATCCGTCAGGTCTTGGCGAAACGAAAGCCTTGTGATGAGAATGAGCTTGATGAGGCTCTGAAGTGGCTGGATGATCGTTTCTGGATTTATGATTGCTTAGGAGAGGCAACTACAAAATCATTATTAGAGTGTTTTTCTTACGCTTCCAGAAAGTATGGAGTTAAGCATTTTGTTATTGATAGTCTGATGAAGCTGGACGTAGATGAAGAAGATAATGAATCGCAAAAGGAATTCTTGAATAAGTTATGTCGTTTCGCTGTTGAGCATAAGGCTCACGTTCATATTGTGGCTCATAGCAAGAAGCCTGATGCTCGTCACCCTGAAAAAAAGAATTGGCCCACAAAGTATGGTGTTCGCGGATCTGCTCATATTGTAGATTTGGCGCACAATGTAGTTTGTATGTGGAGGAATAAACAGAAGGAGGAAGAAGTCAGGGCCGCTTATGAAACACGGGAAGGTGACAATCTGGATAGTGAGCTTGCTGAGCTAGAAAAGGTTAATGATGCTTTGTTTATAGTTCAGAAGCAGCGTGGAGGAGACGGAGATGAGCCTGTTAAGCGCTTATGGTTCGATCAACACGAAAGTTGGCACTATAGGCAGGAACAGGAGCGTAATGATCTTCCTCACGTATTTATGAGAGGGCCATTGGGAGTGGAGGTTTATGAATATGAGAAAAAGAAGACACCACAACAAGACCGCTTACCGTTCAACGCGGAGAGGGCGCCGGAGTTACGAGATTAAGAAGTTGGCAAAAAAGTTAGGTCTAAAATACGAGGAGCGTAAAGCGTGAGAAGTTACGGAGGGGCAAGAGAATATTATTATAAGATCCTTGATAGAATTATTATCGGGATTGCGTTATTTGTTTTCTTGTCTCTCTGCGCCCTGGCTGGTTGCTACTGCGGCAAATATCAAGAGGCTGAGTATAAAAGGAAGCTGGAAGAAGTTGAAATATATACGAGGCTCTGGACCGCTGAAGATGTAGGAATTGAAAAGGAGTATTTTGATGATACTAAGAAACATTAATTATTGGACCTGGAAGAAGTTGGTACTATCTCCGTTCATAGTTGTTGGATTGTTTTTGTTGGCCGTAGTTTTTGTCGTGTTTGAAACTATACTCTTGCTTTATAGGGTTAAAAATCCAGAAGGGACAATTAATATATGAGTGATTATGTAATCGGTATTATCTTTGATAGCCAGTTGGAGAAGGTTGCTCTTATCACGGATGATGAGTCTTCTGAGCATAAAGGTAAGTTTGGATTTGTAGGTGGTGAGATCTTATTCAATGAAGATTGGTACACTTCTATAGCCCGTCACGTTATGGGAGATTTAGGGATCTGGATAGATCAGGATATTTGGGTCCCGGCTGGTGGTGTGGTGAATAAGGGGTCCAGCGTTATAGTATTAGCTGCTGCAAGTGACCAAATAAATAAGGCTGAGCATCTTCCTGAAGACAGAGAATTAATGATTGCACCATTAGATGATTTGCCTGATAATATTATCCGGAACGTCCCGGAGCTTATCGGTCAGGCTCTTAGTGCAATCCAGTACGCTCAGGAGCAAGGTAATATACGAGGAGAGGTGTTATGAAGATTAAGGAGCGGCTGAAAAAGGAGGCTCAAGCCAAAAGAGCAAAGGCTAAGCTGGATGAGGCTTTTATTCAGCTCCAGCGAGAAGAAGCAGAACGCGGGCTAACGATCTACTTCTTGGAGATAGGCCCGCTTACGTCTCACAGGACACGGCCAACTGTATTAGTTTTGGATTATGCCCGCAAGATTCCTGCCGTGGGAGATCTTCTTGTGTGCGAACATTCTGAAACACCGTGTATTGGTGTTGTCCGGAAGTCTCGCGGAAACAAAAGGGAAGTTGAGTGGGACGCTGATTTTACTCCGGCCGTCCTTTTTGCTCCAGTTAAGATAAGGCTTGCTAAAGACAATGAGTAAATTTGTTCCTACAGAACACCCGATATTGAAAATACCTACTCCGGAACAGATGCAGGAAATGGGCCTAGAGCGCTGGATCCAGTTGATGAAGGATCGTGAGCTGTATATTCAGCGCGAGAGGGATGATCCTTTCCGTTATGGGTGGGAGCCGCCTATTTGGCGTATATGTGACACTTTCCTGGGATTTGATTGGGTTGATCCTGATGAGAGTAAGAAGTTGAGAAAGTTTCTTGAGAAGGATATGCTTAGCAAGTTTGAACAATGGAAAGTCCAGTTGCTACTTATTCAGGGGGGAAACCGAGGAAGCAAGAGTGAGTATGCCGCTAAGAGAGTAATGAAAACTTTGTTAGGTAAGAAGGAAGCAAGGGCTTGGTGTTTCCATACGAATAATCCGAATAGCGTGGAATATCAGCAGCCGCTTCTATGGAGATATTTGCCTAAAGAGTTGCGGCGTAAGATAAAATCAGAAGTAGGATACATTTCTTATAATCAGAAGTATGGATTTAGTGATAATAAATTTGTTTTGCCTAATGGTTCTGAATGTATATTCAGAAATTACGAGCAGGATATGGACACAATAGAAGGTGGTGAAGTTGATATTATATGGTTTGATGAGTTGGTCCCGCCTGATTGGGTTGACACGGCCCGGCTGCGAATTGCTACACGTCACGGCCGTATTATTATTACCTTCACGCCGGTTAAGGGATATACTCAGACTGTCAAGATGTTTGTAGACGGCGCTCAGCCGGTTATTGAAAACCCTGCTTTCCTTTGTCCTAAAGACGGCGCTGCTCCTTTGGAAGATCTGGCGCTTAATCTTGAAAATTGCGATTCTTGGTCCAGCGGCTCAAGAGAGATCCCTGAGATCCCGGCCGGTCGCGTTATCGAGAACGTCCCTCGCGTTATCCAGCCGCCGGAACCAAATGCGAGAGTTGTCTATTTTCATAGTTCAGACAATCCTTATGGTAATCCTTCTCAGGTGTTGGATCTTATTAGGGGAAAATCAACGGCCTTCATAAAAGAACGCTTTTACGGAATTGCTGATAAAACAATGTCCAGCCGCTTCCCTAAATTCAAAATGAAGGTCCACGTGGTAAAGCCTGAAGATATACCCGAAAATGGAACAAATTATCATTTTGTAGACCCTGCCAGCGGAAGAAACTTCTTTATGAGCTGGTTTCGTGTAACTCCTGAAGGAATTTTCTTGTATAGAGAGTGGCCTGGGAATTATTATATACCGGAACAAGGAGTACCGGGACCGTGGGCGCTCCCGGATGGAAAGAAGCCAGACGGCAAGAAAGGGCCAGCTCAGGATCCTTTTGGTTTTGGTTTATTACAGTACAAGAATGAAATAGCCAGACTTGAAGGATGGAAGGACGCAAAGAAGGAAAAGAAGCAGGACCAAAATAAGTCCGATTTCGTAAAGAGCTGGACTGAGGCTGCTGGCTCAGATGAGAAGATCTTTGAAAGGTTTATGGATAGTCGTTTTGCGAGTGCGCCGAAACTGGAGCGGGATCGGCCAACTTCCCTATTGGAGAAGTTTGCTGAGATACACTTAGACTTCAATACAACACCTGGCAACGATATTAATGAGGGCGTCCAGATGATAACGGATGCTCTGGATTATGATGAAGAAAGAGATATTGATTTCTTTAATAAGCCTAATTTTTATGTCAGCAGCGAATGTAAAAACACTATATATGCTATTCAGAATTGGACCGGCCTTGATGGGACTCGCGGGGCTTGTAAGGATCCAATAGACAATTTGAGGTATTTCTTTTTAGCGGATTGTGGGTTTATTGAGAGCCAGACTTTTGAAAGTTATGGAGGGGGGCATTATTAAATTTCCTACAGCTAAGCTGGCTTTGAGTATCGCGATAACAACTAGAAGATCCCGGCCTGAGCCGGATGATTTGGCGTTGAAGCAGATAGAGGAATTAGTCGAAGCAGTAAAGATTCTCGAAAGAGAGGAGGAGAAGTACGTTGGTAAAAATTCCTGATAAACTCTTATTGAGGCGTTCTGAAGTTATAGAATGTTTAGGAGTGGACCGTAGGGCGCTTACTAAAATGGTGAGTGCTGGCCTTCTGGAGCGAATATATGTCGGGGACGGAACGAAGAAAACAAGGGCATATTATAGACGGGCTGACGTGGTAAAGTTGGCTGGTTGCGAAGTTAGCGAATAATCAGAAGGAGAAGTGTTATGACAGGTTACGATCATTTAGGACCCGATGTGCCTCAAGAGGTAAAAGGTGATGGATTAGGACCGGAGAGTGAGGAGGATTTGGTTCTTTTCAAGCAGGAGCTTCAGCAGATAGATCAAGATGCTGCCTGGGGGACCTATGAGCGAAGATGGGATGGTAACGATACTCGTTTTTGCCGATGGAGCGGGCAAGCAGCAGACGGCCGTAAGCATAGGGAAGAAATGGATGGTATAGAACCCTTCCCGTTTGAAGGTGCAAGTGATAGCCGCTATCGTTTGGCTGATATGATTGTTAATGAGAATGTTATGATTCTCACGGCGGCCGCTACTAGAGTAGTGCCGCATTTCAAGGGAATGGAAATTTCTGATGAAGGCCTGGGGCGGAAAATGGAGATTCTTTTCCGTTGGTTAATTCGTAATCAGATGGGAAGTCAGTATATTACTGAGGTAATGCGTTTGGCTCAGTACCAGCAGGGGGATACTCCGGCTGCTGGCTTGCTGTATGTTTACTGGAAACAGGAGAGCGCATTAGAGATCAAGTCTATTAGTATGGAAACGCTCCCGGCCTTACTGGAAGAAACCTTCCAAGCGTCTCCAGAAGATATAGCTTCTATTCTTGGTATGATTAATGATCCTCTCCGTGAGGATGAAGCTGTGGTGTTTCTTCAGGCTATGGTTCCAACGATGAAAAGGAAGCGGGCCAAAAAGGTTATTAAGGCGTTGAGGAAAAACGAAGAAGCTGAATTTCCTGTGCCTTATTATCGGGTCAATCTGCCTTGTATTAGAGCGCTTAGACTGTTTGATGATATTCATTTCCCAAGCAATACTATAGATCTACAGCGTTCAAGGGTGGTTTTTTATAATGAGTGGCTAACAGAGGCGGAAGTCCGTGAACGTGAAGTCAGTATGGGGTGGAGTGCCGAATTTATTAAGGGTGTCTTGGAACACGAAGGAGAAACTGCCTTCCCGCTTAGCTTCCAATGGAGGGAAGCTATTGCTGGCGATTACGCTGATACCGTAACGATCCGTACTCCTTCAGAGGAGCGTAGAGGTCTTTATCAGGTTATCCACGCTTTCAATAAGGCTGTTAATGAAGATGGTGTGATGGGTATATTTGTACGGACTTTTCATATGAGCGTTGAGGAGCCAGCTAAGGAAAGGGAAATTCTTGATTATGCACACGGAAAATATCCTTTCGTGTATTTTCCGCGTGAAGTTATCACTTCTCGGCTGTGGGATTCGCGAGGGGTTCCTGAGTTGACTATGACGCAGCAAACAAGTCTGAAGTTGAAGCACGACAGTTTTGATGATTATACTCAGCTTGCTACTGTTCCGCCTATAAAGGTTCCAGCAAACAGGCCGCGGGAAAGGCTTGTTATAGGCCCGCTGAAACAAGTGAAAGAAAATAGACGCGGGGACGTGGAGTATATGAAGGGGCCTGATTATCCAAAGGGAGCAATAGAGCAACAGAAGGAGGTCCGCCGTCAGGTTGATGAATATTTCGGGCGATATAACCCTGAAGTGGATCCTCAGTTGTGGACCTTGCATAAGCAGCATATGGTAGATATGTTTTTGTCGTTCTATAAGGATGCTATGGTTATGATGCTCCAGTTATGCCAGCAGTTTATGAGTGACGAGCAGGTTGAGCGTGTTATAGGCACTTCTACGCCTTACACGGCCCGATCCCGGCAGGAGATACAAGGCCAGTTTGATCTTGAGCTTACTTTCGATGTTAGAGATATGGATATGGAATATCTCAAGACGTTGGCAAGTATGTTGCACGAAATGGTGTTGCCTATGGATACTCAGTCTACTGTAATGAGGGATAAGTTGGTTTCCAGAATGTTCTATGCTATAAGTCCTAACCTGGCTGAAGAAACCTTGCAGCCAGTAGAAGCTGCGAATATGAAGGAAGCAGAATCAGAGCAATCTAATTTTGCTAAGATCTACGCCGGAGTGGAGCCGCCTATGTTGCCTGAAGGTCAGAATTATGGTCTAAGGTTACAGGTCCTTCAGGATATTATTGATAAGAACCCTGAATCAGTAAATAGTATGAATGAAGCAAGCCGGTCTATACTTGAAGCGAGAATTAAACATTTGCAGTTTATGGTAACACAGCAGGAGAACGCTGAGATAGGCCGTGTTGGAGCTAAGCCAGCTCTTGAAGAATAGTGAAAGGAGAAGATATGTTTTTGAGGAAGAAGAAAAAGAGAGTGGATAACTATTCTTATACTCCTATGAGTGATAGGGAAATGGATGAAGCTCTAGCAACGGGATCCTCGTTGCCAATATGGGAAGCTGTAATGACGTTCATTGATAAGAAGATCGCTGAATGTGTAGCGGACGGGATCCGGGAGGATAACGAGAAACGCGATTGGACGGACGGCCGGACAAGTGTTCTTTATGAGCTTCAGGGTGAATTGAAGGCTGCGGCTGGAAGCGCCTCACAAAGATATATGCTTGCCAGGAGAAAAGAGCGTCAGAGAGAGATCCGGGAAGAAGCTCGACAGGAATTCCTGCAAGAGCAGCAAAAGAAGAAGGCGGAAGAAGACAAGATAAAGAGTGTAGAGAAGGCAAGACTTTCCGCTATTGAGGCTGTAAGAGTCGAGGGATCTGATTCGGGGGATTCTTAAAGATTGTATAACTAGGGGCCAACTAAGTCCAACTAGGGCCAACTAGAGCCTATTGGGAATGTGGCCTCTTGTAATATTCTGAATTTGTGTATAATTAATGGGTCCAGATAGGAAATACCTATCTGGACTTTTTTCTTTTCGGGATATGGTGTCCTGAAATGGTGGTTAAACCCTACTAGATGAGGTTGCATCTTGAAAACTAATGAGAACAAAGAAGGCAAGACGGAGAATCTGGAACCTGTAGAGGATGATGTTATAAGACACGCGGCAACGGATTTAGGAATATCGGGATTACCTGGCTTGGAGGAGAAAGATGAAGGCTCTAAAGATGAAGGCAAAGACCAAGACGAAGGGGATTCCTCTGAAGAAGCACAAGCCGATACCAACGAAGATGAGGAAGGCGAACAGGAGGAAGACCTAGACGATGCCGATACGGATGAGCAAGAGGAAGAATCTGAAGAAGAAGGTGAGGATGAGTCGGACGATGAATCTGATTCCGAAGACCAAGAATCAGAAGGTAAGCTCCCGGCCAAGCTCCAAGAAAAGATTGATAAGCGTATTGGAAAAGAGGTAGCAAAAAGGAAAGTTGCTGAGGAGCGGCTGGAGGCTGCTTCTGAGGAAAGGAAGGCTTTAAGTGAACAGTTGTCAGATCTCCAGGCGAGTCTTAGTGTTGGAGTGCAAGGTGTTCACCCTATGTTTTTGGTTGATAGTGAATCTGAGATTGATAATAGGGAAAATGAGATTATGCGCTTTCGTAGTTGGGCGCGGAAAAACAAACACGGTTACGATGGTTCCGGTACGCCGGAAGATCCATCATATACAGCCGAGGAAATTGAGACACGGCTGGAACAGTTGGAAGATGAGCGGCAGGTCATACTGCCACGGGCGCGGAAAATTGTGGCTGCCCGCGCTAAAAATGACAGTCACGTTAAAACACTATATCCGGAGTTGCTTGATCGAAGCTCTGACGAGTTTCAGGTTATGCAATCCTTCTTGCGTCAAGTACCCGGCCTGAAGCGGCTGGCGAATGTCAAGATCCTGATAGGTGATATGTTGGCAGGTGAGCGTATTCGTACAAAAACGAATAGAAAAGCAAAAACCGGGAAGTCAGCAGAAAAGGCTCCAGCGGCGCCTAAAGTGCCTGATGGGGGGTCTTCAAGTGGTCAAGGCTCTATAGGGAAAAAGAGTAAGAAAAACGCAGGGGGCCATAAGAAGGCGGTTAAGCAGTTTGTGGAGTCAGGTGGCTCTACTGAAAATTTGGAAAAAGTTATTTTAGACGGTAATTTCGTCTAATAGGAAGGAAAATATTATGCCAGCTATGTATGAAGCAGATCAGGTCGGCAAGAGAGAATCTTTGGCCGATATAATTGCCAATGTAGAAGCAATCGCAACGCCGTTTACTTCTATGCTTGCCAAAAGGAAAAAACCTCTCCAGGTTCTTCACGATTGGCAAGTTAAGGCTTATCCAGTAACAGGGCATCAGGGCGTAGTTGATGGTAAGGACGCCGATGATTTCCAGAGTAATCCACGTAAGCGCATAAGCGCAGTTTCTCAGAAGACGTGGTACAATCCGGCCGTAAGTGATTTCGCTGATGAGGCCGTGGTTGCTGGTGAGTCCCGTGGTGAAATGGCAGCTCAGGTAGCGGACGCTCTCGTTACGGTCAAGCGGCAGATCGAGAAGCGTTGTCTGTCTAATGATGATTGTCAGCTTGACGATGGTAACATTGGTAATGAAACACGCGGAGCGTTCAAGTGGGTTGATAGCTCAGCGCAGTCGCTTTACCCGGTCCCGGCTGACTTCCGTACACCATCAACGTCAATCCATAGCGACACCCTCGCGAATTGTACTGAGGAAGTGTTTAAGGGTCTTATGGCTTCAGCTTATAAGGAAAGACACGCTCCTTCCAAGTTGGACGGCTTCTGCGGTGTGGAGCTGAAGACGCATATAAGTAAGTGGGGTTCTTATCAGGACGATGTAGCCAGCAAGACGCCTGTACGTGTCTTTAATCAGGACGCTGGCAGCAGGGCGCTCCTTGAAGTTATTGACAGGCTGGTATTTGATACCGGACAGGTTGATCTTCACCTCACGTCCTTTAACTGGACAGATCCAACGGACGGCTCAGATTCCGCATATACTGACAAATCAGGTCTTTTCCTTGATATGTCAATGTGGGGCCTGGCATATACACGTATGCCGCGTGTCGTTAAGCTGCCTTACAAGGGTGGTGGCAAAAAGGCTATAGTTGACGCTATTTTCCTGCTTATGGCAGATAACGTCCTCGGAAGTGTCGCAGTTAAGTCAAGTAGTTAAAAAGGTTGTGCTTCCCCGGAGTAATCCGGGGGAGCTTCATAATGTGTAAGTAAATATTAACGGAGGAAATCAGAAATGATATTCAGACCACTATTGGAAGAAGAAAGGGTAGGGGCTTTCGGCGCTTCTCACGTAGCGATTATAACTCACGAAGACCTTACGGAAACCACGGCCGATACAGACCAAGTAATAAACATCTACACGGTTGCAGATGATATTTCGGCTTCTATCACTCACGCAAAAGTAGTTGATACTTTTGCAGATCTGTCTGACGATGATCTGAATGATACTCAGATGTCGGCTGGTGATGATGATGATGCCGATGGTTTCATCACAGCTTTTCAGGTCAACGCCAATGGGACTGCGGCTCTCGTTGCGTCAAGAGACGGCGCATACACGGACTTTATGGTTGATTACGCTGCGGCTAATCATCTTGAAGTCTTGGTAGAATCAATGGCCGGAAAGAGTCTTTCCAACATTGATGCCGGAGAAATCCATTTCTTCATAAGGTTCCTCGACAACAGGTAGGCTCCAGGTCACAGGGGACGGCTTTCGGGCCGTCCCCTCCTACCATTTAGTGAAAGGAGTCTGTTTTGTTCGATATAACCTCTATACTTAAAGATGAGGAAGGTGTTGCTGAGGAAGTTATACAGGATGCGGTCCAGTTGCTCAAGCAGAGGCAGCAGAGGCGTTTAGCTCAATGCGCGGATCGGCTCAAGATGTGTCACCGGGCTGGAGGCGGTGAGCGTAAGAATTTTAAGGATGGTTATAGTCGGGCTATGATAGACCCGGCTTCTTACCATTATTGGGGCCAGCGTTTAGGGTACGATTGTTGGGACGATGAACAGTTTATGCGGGAGTATCTGCGAGATAACCCACTTGCAAGAGTTAAAAATATAAGCAGTAGGATCCAAGTCGGTTACACTCCCACGAAAAAGAAATTCAGCAAGAAATATGGAGACGCCGCGTGAGAACAGTAACCTTCAAGAGCGTACTGGTGGCCTTAGCTCAGCGTTGTGGGCTTGGGCCGGATCCGAATGATCTTACCCTCATAGACGGGGCTAAGTTGACTTCATTTATACAGGATCGGTACGTTGAAGGTTTTGAGTGGGCTTTTTGGC